CCGAGATTAACATGCTGGAGGAGGCAAGTTCCTCGTGATGGCAGGTAAACTTCAAGGCAAACGTTGCCTCGGATTCTTTTTCCATTTTTGTCATACTTAATTTTGTTTAACCATATGTCACCAGACTTGATGCCATATATCACCGCCTCCCGTGTTGTATCACTAGCGTTTTTCCACTTTGCGTCGTTAATGTTGACACACCTCTTGACCCACGGGAGTTCAGATCGAGGAGTAGTAATGAAGTCAATGACATCAGGATGATCGAGATCCAAATGTAAAACACACGCCCCATTTTTATAATGTCCCCCACGTCTGATTATTTCATTTAAGGTTGAGTAGATTTTCCCAAAGCTAACTGGTCCAGAAGCTGTAAGACCTTTGCCGTTTTCACTTCCTTTTGGTCTGAGCTTTGATAGATGAACAGCAACTCCTGCTCCATATCGGAGTGCATGAGAGACGAATCTCCAACTTGCTTCGATTCCATTTGGTCCCTCCATCGAATCTTCGACGGTAAATACAGTGCATGACACTGGTAGGCGGGACTCGGGATCATCTATCCAATTCTGAACCCGACCAGTTCTTGATATTAAATTTGTCATTAGACGAGATCACTTAATGTTGGTGGTTTGTAGTTTTTGCTCTTTAATACTTTTCCGTCTTCTCTATAGATTGGCTTACCGCCTGCATCTAATTTCGACATATTGCTTTCATGGACTCGACGTAGAGCTTCGTCTAAATCCCAACCCATATTTGCTGCGTATTGATAGCAGACATATACGAGATCACTGAGTTCTTTTATAGCTTCCTCATGCAGAACAAGACTATCTCTAAATAGCATTCCCTCTGCCTCTAAAAATTCTTTAAATTCTTCAACGATCAAATTCCGTTGCATAGTACGGACGTTCAATGTCTTCGAGTTCTTTACTCCGAATGCATTCCTGAACTCTTTGGCTTGTTCTAAATTCGACTTCATTTTGTAGGTAATGGATGGCTTTTTCTAGGTCTTCTATATCGTCAAACTTGTGACCTGCTCTGCAGACATATTTAATTACGTTGCCAAGGTGGAAGTTGAGGTCTTGATCTCTAACAAAGTCCCACACTTGGATAGAACCACGTTGATAATACTTTGGTCCTATGTCATTGGTGGTGTTGCTCATTAAATTACGTAGTCAGGACTTGGGTTCCATAAAATAGGTTCTTTCTTCGTATGGTCGTAGTCATCATTAGTTAATATTCTTGCTAGACGTGCATTCATAAGAGCTACCTCTTCAGATAATCCTTTTTCTTTAAATGCTTTAACTAATGTGTTCCAACTCCAACCATTCTCTTCAAATAATTGTGTAGCTCTTTTAATACCGACCCCTGGAATTCCAGCATAGCCATCAGTATTATCCCCAGCTGCACTTTGAACTAGATGCCACTTAGCACCTTCATCAGGTTTGATGAGTGTGGACTCTTCTAAGTTGTATAACATCCCAGGTATTTGTCTCATGTCCTTGTCTGGACTGACAATAATATTTCCAGGGTGTTTGGTGCTATAAATTCCGAGACAATCATCGGCTTCAAGTGTAGGCATTGTGATCACTTCAAACTCAGTCTTGAGTTTATTTATCACACGTTTATAGCCACACGGCTTTTTTCTATTTCGATGTCCCTTGTAATCCCCCTGAATTTTTTTCCGAAAATTATCAGGACTACTAAAGAACAAGATAATGTCATCGAATGACCCGAAGTGGCGTTGTATCTTTTTAACCTCTCTCATCACACAGGCATAAGCCTCTGAGAATTTAGAAGTAACTACAATAACGTCATCTCCAAAGTCGATCTCTGTTTCTGCAGCTGCACAACATTTATATACTGTGAAGTCTGCATCAATTAATAATTTCATAAGTTAGTGGACCTCAGACCAATCCCTTCCAGACTTCGATTCAGCTGCTATAGGGACTCTAAGGTTGTAATACTCACCTGACTGCGCTGCAGATAATTCAAGTAAGAACTTGAGATCTTCTACGTCCTCTTCTTTACATTCATATTGAAGTTCATCATGTACGAATGCCAGCTGGTGAGCAGTTGGTGGTAAATTTTCATGTGTAATAAGTAGCCAACGTTTAGCAATAACTCCTGCTGAACATTGGAGTAAATAATTAAGAGCTTTGTGTTGGCTATCTACGATTAACGTCCGTCCGTCTATAGCCAAGATCTTGCCTGTAGCAGACCTTTTCTTAACAGCCGATAACAGCTCTGATAATCCAGGTATGGCTTCGATGAACGCCGCACGTACCTCTTTTCCTCTAGCTCTTGCTTTATTTGGCGATAGTTGTTTATCGACTGATAATCCGATTTTGGCATCTCCAGCTCCATATAAAAATGCATAAGTTACGGTCTTGACGGCACGTCTGGTGATACCGATGGCATCGGCGTTGACTTGGTGAATGTCTCCATTGAGGAGGATTTCGGCATAACGCCCTTGATCATATCTGGCGAGATAGTGAGCGAGCATCCTGAGCTCAATACCACTAAGGTCAGCCCCGCACATAACCATTCCAGGCGAGGCGGTAAATAATTTCCTAAATTTTTCATCTGAATTTACTTGGGCTAAATTTGGTTTTCGATGTGAACATCTAAATGTATTTGTGGCAACTGAACAGCTGTGATGTATTCGGCTAGATGTCGTACATAGCTTCAGCCATGCGTTCACGCCTTCTGACATCATCCCGATAGCCTTCTTCAGTTCCAGGCATCGGAGAAAATTCAGAGCAATATCCGTCCCAATGTCGTTGAGAATGATCTCGTCTACGACGGGCTTGCCGTTGGAGCTTATTGATGAGGGTGTCCATCCATAATGAGACGTCAGTATCCATGCAATATGATCTCTTGATGTGGGGTTTAGTTCTTTTAATCGTTGTATCTTGCAGCCTTCAACATAGCCTTGCGTTCTGTTATTTCGTTTAGGAGTAAAGATTGATCCTGCGACGAAAGGATGCCTGTCGCGAAGTACTCTACTAAGTTCCTCAAGTTCCTTTCGCAGAGAAGATTCAAGTTCCCATGCAGAGCGTTCATCAAAGTACCATCCATGTATCTCCTGTTGTGTAAGTATTTGTGCGACTGAATGCTCTAGCGAGCACCAGTCAGGTAGGGGTGAAAGTGGTCGCATAATTTCTTTGTAACTTCTACGTCTTGAGCGCAGTAATCTTCCATTTCTTGACTCCACTCAGACCAATCACTCGTCTTACCAAACTCACCTTTATACTCACCTAATCTGTATCCATAAGATTCAAGTGAATGTCTTCCATAGAGCTGTAGTGGCATATGTCTCCACTTATGCTTATGGTCTATGTCATAGATATTTGGGTGGTATAAACGTGATAGAAGAAGAGTATCAACAATACGAGAACGGGGAGTGAAATAGTTATATAGTTTGCTAAGCACCGCGAGGTCAAAACCAATAACGTTGTGGCCAACAAGCGTGTCAGCAACAAGTAACTTATTAACTCCCTCAGAAATGGAGTATCGGTTATTCTTTTCATCGTTGTAAGTTTCTATCTCATCTGTAGTGGAGTCGTATATTGCTATGCAATGGATACGTGTTACATCATTTAGGAGACCGTTTGTCTCTAGGTCGAATACCAGAGTCATTTCTCCACTCATATGTTTTGTCAACAAATTTGGCTTTCTTTTTTGCCTCCTTGCTAGGGGGCTCTGGCTTATTTAGTTTTTCTGGTTCCTTAGCATGTTCATACCATGGATGTTCATACTCACTATTTTCAAAAATCCGTGGTTTTGCTGGTTCCACGTAGAAAGGATGGTTCCGTAACATCATTCTCACTAAATCTGCAGTTGGATAAGTCATATTGAAGTGTGCAAGCTATACCTGTCTCGCCTGAATAACGGTTCTTAAGGACTCTAAGAGTCGTATCGCCTCCTCCCTCTGTGGACTGTTGG